ATCTATCACGAGAGCTCGAAATCCGGAAAAAATTTCCGAGGCGCCAAGGCGCCTAACAGACTGTGCCAGTTCGGACAGCTCTGTCACAGAAGGGGGTACCTCTTCGCTAGCTCGAGGGACCCCCAGCAGGGAACCGGGTGTTAGCGAGCTAACACATGCTACCTACCTGGGAACCCTGCTGCACTTGCAGACTGTGGTGACCCGAACAGGGGGGGTCCCCCCTTTTCGGTCCTGTGACAGTAAGAGGGACCCCCCTCAACACGCAGGTTGTTTTTGGGTTTTGCAAAATCCCACGAGCCTCGGGGGAGGTTTAGTTCAGCCCTGAAGCAACCGCTGCTGCCCCGCACGAGCTGGGAGGTCTCGAGCTCGAGTTCACGCCCCCTGCCCCGCCGACTGAACACCTGTACAGCCTCTCGACCCCTGACTACGCTTTTGGAGCAACTCGCCGCTAAGTGTAGTCAACCCGTAGTCACGATAAGCCCCGGAGGAACGGGTGTCTCGCTGCTGCTATTTGTAAGGTGTAGTCAAGGTGTAGTCACGAGAGTTGGCTTTTAACCTAACCTAAACCTAAGTGACTACACTTAGGGGGGTATATATCACTACTATACACATACTACTAGTAGTACTACTACCCTCTCTACAACGCTATAGAGCTTATAATAGGGAAAAAAGTGTAGTCAGCGTAGTCATTCGGAGTAATGCCAGGTTCAAGCCGCACTCTCGTGACTACACTTGGGTGTAGTCAAGCGTAGTCAAGCGTAGTCAAGTGTAGTCAGTCTCGGAAGACTGCGAACGTGGTTCACAGCAGCCGCATCCGCAGCAGCAGGGCTTCGTTGGTAACTATGGCCAGATTTGGCCATTTTGGGTGGCCTGTCCGCTTGGAGTGCTGTAATAGGCCCTACACTTAGGGAGACTCTCCATGGCACCTGCCCCTACTCGACCCCCTCTCACCCTCCGAGAGGTCGCAGATATTTGTGGCTACCATTATGCGTACGTGCGGCAACTCGTTTCACGTGGAACACTGAAGTCGAATAAGGTGGGCAAGTTCCGGTACGTCCAGGTGCGTGACTTGCTCGCGTACGTGAAGACCAAGAGCGACATTCGGCTCGAGTATCTCGAAGCTCGCCTCCCCATGGTAGAAGACCCTGCTCGCTAGGAGGCCCTCATGTCCAACCTGACCGCGTCCCACGAGCAGATCGAAGCGTACCTGGCGGCTGTTCTGTCTCCAGACCAGCTCGTGGAGCTCCGGGCGCTCAACGTCCCCACCAACATGGGGCCTCGCACCTTCTCGGGCTTCTTCAACGACCACTCCAAGCTGGCCCACGCGGCCGCGAACTTGTCCGACCTAGGCTCTTCTGGGGTGTACTTCACCCTGAACCCCCTCAAGCCTACGGTCTCGAACAACCCTCGCAACCGTGTCGCCCCCGCAACCCGGGGCTCCCTCACCAAAGACATCGACGTTGAGCGCTCGAAGTGGCTGCTCATCGACATTGACCCCGAGAGGCCCGCAAAGGGGGGCGCCACTGACGACGAGAAGGCCCTTGCGGGCCAAGTCGCCTTCGCCGTGCTCTCGTTCTTGAACAAGCAGGGCTGGCCGGAGCCCATTTTGGGCGACTCGGGCAACGGCTACCACCTCCTCTACCCTCTCGTGGAGTCCTCGAAGGTCACTTCGGGGGCGATTCAGGGTGTCTTGCGGGCTCTGGCCTTCATGTTCGACACGCCTGGGGCCAAAATCGACCAAAAGGTCTTCAATCCGAGCCGAATCTGCAAGATTTACGGAACGGTGGCGCGTAAAGGCAGTGGCGAGGGTACCCGTCCCCACCGCATGACCTCGCTCAAGGCTCCGGCGGGCGGTCCTGCACTCGTTTCGGCCAAGTTGCTGCTCGATATGGCCTCGATGATGCCCACGAGGGGCGAAAAGTCGGGCGCACCGACCGGAATGCTCGACAACTACCTCAGTGAGCACTTCCCAGGGCTTGATGGGCCTCATCCGTGGTCTGGCGGCGGCCGAAAGTGGGTGTTTCCGGTCTGTCCGTGGGATCACAGCCATGTCGACCGCTCTGCCTACGTGGTTCAGTTCGGGAACGGCGCCATCGCGGCCGGATGTCTCCACAAGCGGTGCGAGGGCACCTCACACGGCGACAGCGGCGGCATCAACGCCTGGAAGGCGCTCCAGAAGCTCGCGGGCACCCCTTTCAAGGAGGCTGTTGAGGCCACCATCCTCACCAGCTCGGGCAGGTACCGTTTCACCGACCTGGGCAACGCTCGTCGGCTTGTGGACAGCTACCCGCTCGAGATCATCCACTGTGTGCCCCGCAGGACGTGGTATGTCTTCGACGGCACCCGCTGGAAGACAGACATGGACGGTGAGGTTCAGCGTTGCGCAAAGAATTCTGTCGGGGGCATCTTCGTCGAGGCTGACGCCTGCTCCGACCCCGACCTGGCGAAGGCACTGCGCAAGCACGCCACTCGCTCCGAGTCAGCACGGGCTCTGTCGGCGATGGTACAGCTCGCGGGCACCGAGCCCAACGTGGCTGTGACGGCCGACCGTCTCGACCGTGACCCTTGGAGGTTCAACGTCGCCAACGGCACCCTCGACCTGAAGACGGGACGGTTGTACTCCCATGACCGTACGGACTTCATGACCAAAATCAGCCCCGTCGAGTGGCTCGAGGACGCCGAGTGCCCCCACTGGGATGCCTTCCTCGACTACGCGATGCAGGAGGACAAAGAGGTCATTGGCTTCATTCACAGGTTCTTCGGCTATTGCCTCACCGGGCTTTGCGCGGAGCAGGTACTTCTGTTCATGGAAGGTACCGGGCAGAACGGCAAGTCGACGGCGTTGCTCATTCTCATGTACATCATGGGCGACTACGCCATCCAGGGCGCCCCGGGGCTGTTGCTCGCGAAGAAGGGTGAGTCCCACCCGACTGAGGTGGCCGACCTGGAGGGTGTGCGCTTCGTCGCCAACGCCGAGGTCGAGAAGGGCAAGCCGTTTGCCGAGACGCTCATCAAGCAACTCACGGGCTCCGACCGAATCCGCGCTCGCCGTATGCGTCAGGACTTCTACGAGTTCGACCCAACGCACAAGCTCATCATCGCGGCCAACCACCGCCCCATTATCAAGGGCAACGACGAGGGCATCTGGCGCCGCATCCTGCGCCTGCCGTGGGCAAAGAAGATCGAGAAGAAGGACCCATTCTTCATCGAGAAGCTCAAAGAAGAGGCCCCTGGCATCCTACGTCGCCTCGTGGAGGGCTGCCGCGAGTGGCAGCAACACGGGCTTCGGCCGCCACCCATCGTCCTCACAGCGACGAAGGAGTACCGCGAGGAGATGGACCTGCTGGCCGAGTTCCTCGAAGAGTGCTGCTACCTGGGGGAGCAGTACTTCACCACGAAGAAGTCGCTCTACATCGCGTACGTCGACTGGTGCGAGGGCTTCCACCAGCGGGCTGTCGGGTACAACCTGTTCTGCCGCCAGCTCTCGGAGCGCGACTTCCGGGCACAGCCCCGGCGCATCACCGAGGGCAACACGAAGAAGAGTGCGCGCGTCTGGCTGGGCATCGGCCTTCGAGCTGCGGGGGTCGTCACCAGCATGAACCGGGGCGCCGTATGAGAGACACGCGCCCACTCCTGCGGGGCCGTTCCTTCGTGGCTACGATGGCGCGCGAGCTCTGCCAACACTCGCCCATCTCACCCCGAGGCTTCTGGGCCGCTGTGGTGTGCTTACGCATCAAGCACGGGTGCTACATCCCAGAGGACTGGCCCCGTCAGTGCTCGTATGTCGACCCCGAGAGCACCATCCCTCCGACGATTGAGCGCCATCCTCACGTTCTAGAGTGGGTGTTGTCCGACAACTGCTGCCGGGCACCCGAGCAGTGGCCCGCGTCGATGCTGGGGGCTTTCCGGCACCGGCTCATCCCCAGTCCCTTCGAGTATGGCCGCATTGCCCTCCGAGCGCATGTGCCCTACGTCGCGGGTGACCAAGCCTACATCGACTACGTGTCCTTGAAGCTCTACTGCTACGGGATGCCCCTTGCGTGCATCAGCACCCACTTCAAAATCGAAGAGCATCGAGTAGCCGAGGGCATGTACCGTGCGATGTCCCGGATGTACGACAAGCCCCCGTTTGTCGTCTGGGCCACCGCTACTGACTTCAGGAAAGCGCGCATACTACCTCAAATGTGGCACGCCTGTAAGGACAGCAGCCCTGGCGGCCGGGGCAAGTTCCTGAAGACACTTCAGACAGACATCTTCGCATTCAGAGCGGCGACACTCAGTTCATGGGTGAACAGCCCTCTCATCATGTCGTACCTCATCCACTCGACACCCAAGCAGCCCCGCGATGGTGTCTACCTCTATGACCAGTACCTGGGGAGCACCCACCGATGAGCAAGTCAAAGAAGCCCGCAGGTCGTCCTCGCACCAACGTCAGCCCCGGGGCTGACTACGCGCAGTGGCTCATGCTCGTCCCCAAGGACCTGCGTGGTGAAGTCGCAGAGTTCATCCGCAAGCACCCGCTCGACACGCTCGAGGACTTGGCCGAGTTCAACAAGGTCATCATGGCCGCCATCATGGAGGGTCGCATCACCCCGGTGATTGCCTCCGAGCTGCGGGCTTGGCACGAGCTCACCTTCAGCATCATCGCGGCGAAGAACTCTCTCGACGGTTCACCCGAGAACGCCTACACCGATGTCATCACAGCACTGGTGCAGGTGAAGCGTGAGACGAAGAAGATCGAGCCCACCTACTTCGAGGCCGACGACTTGACGAACCTGCGCGAACCCGTGAAGATTGCGGTAGGCGAGGGGGAGTGATGCCCGAGACGAAGTCTCGAGTCAACGAGGCTGGGAACTACACCAAGCCTGGGATGCGCAAGCGGCTCTTCAACCGCATCAAGGCCGGGGCTAAGGGCGGGAAAGCCGGTCAGTGGTCGGCACGGAAGGCCCAGATGCTCGCCCAACGGTATAAGAAGGCAGGCGGGGGGTACAGGGACTGATGGCCAAGCGTGAGCCCCAGAAGTCGCTGTCACGATGGACCAAGCAGAAGTGGCGCACCAAGTCGGGGAAGCCCTCGACACAGGGCCCAGACGCTACGGGTGAGGCGTACGCTCCCGCTAAGGCCATCCAGGGCATGTCGAAGAAGAAGTACGCCGCAGCTTCGGCGAAGAAGCGTGCGGCCACTCGCCTGGGCGATCAATACGCAGAGCACGGGCTGCACAAGGGGGAGAAGCGATGAGTCGGCGGTACACCTCAAAGCCCGCTCGAGGCAAGGCTCGCGTTAAGATCACAGCCGCCGGTCGCAAGGTGTCTTACGGCCAGGCAGGCAAGGCCAAGGGCGGTGGCTCGCGCGTCAAGCCGGGCACCTCGAAGGGTGATGCCTACTGCGCACGAAGCGCCGGGCAGATGAAGTCGCACCCGAAGGCCGCGAAGGACCCCAACAGTCCCTTACGGCTTTCGCGGAAGCGTTGGGCGTGCAAAGGCGAGAAGAGCTCGAAGTGAAAGCTCTCCCTCCCGAAGCCCTAGAAGCCCTACGCGACCCGAGCATCAGTCTGCCTGCGTACGCTAAGGTCATCGACCAGAAGACTGGGCGGGAAATCAAGTACGACCCGTATGCCATCACCAACAAGCTCCAGGCTACGGTGGTCGGCTACTACGCAGACCCGCCCGTCACCGAGATAGGCCAGGTCAAGTGGCTCAACCTGCTGGGCTATCGTCAGGGTGGTAAGTCCCTTACGGCCGAGGCGTGCGGCTACGTAAAAGCCGCCTACACGCCGGGCTTCGACCACGTCTGTATCGCTGACACGAAGTCCCGTGCCGAGTACCTGCACCGTCGCGTCCACCTCATCCATCAAAGTTGGCCCGAGATCGTGCGGGCTTCAACGGTGCCGAACCGAGAGGTCCGCCAGCTCTCGTTCCAGCACGGCGGCAGGATGCGTATCTTGTCCGGTGAGTCCGGGGCTGTCGGCATCGGCCAGTCACCGGACAGCTTCCACGGCTCCGAGCTCCCCTGGTGGCGCTCGGCCGGCAGCCAGTTCTCGATGATCTACCCGTCCATGATCAACCGAGACCACGCGCAGGTGTTGCTCGAGGCCACGCCCGCCCCGATGTCGATGCCCTCGACCGAGTGGTGGCGCGACCAGTGCCGTGACTCCAAGCTCGGGAGGGGTCGCTGGGTCTACGCCTTCTTCCCCTTCTGGGACGGCAAGCTCAACCGACGCCCGTGGCCGAAGAACAGCAAGCTCACCGCCGAAGAGGTCAGCCTGCTCGACCGCTACGGTCCCTACGGGCTGAAGAAGGAGAACCTCGCGTTCCGCCGTCTCATGATCGAGACGGACGCCGAGATTCGCCGCCACCCGGACCTCTTCAAGGTCTACTACCCCTTCGACGACGTGTCGTGCTGGGTCGCCTCTGCGGGCTCTATCTTCCGCTCCGACATGCTCAAGCGGCATCAGGAAGCTGAGTTGGTGTCATGGAAGGCACCCTACATGGAGTACGAGCAGCCCCAGCCGGGGGCTGTGTACGTCATCGGCGCCGACCCTGCGGGCTACGCCTCGCGCGACCACGCAGCGTTCCACGTCTTCAAGGTCTACGCCGATGAGTGGACCCAGGTGGCGTGCTTCGGGGCCACCACAGACCCCGTAGACTTCGCCAAGCGGCTCAACGAAGTCGGCCGCAAGTACAACAACGCCCTCATCGGCGTCGAGTCCAACGGTGTCGGCGTAGCCACGCTCGCTCTGCTCGAAGAGCTGGGCTACCCGAACCTGTACTACGAGAAGGCGTACAAGCCCGGCATCGCTGCCACCGTGAAGTCCCTGCCCCAGATGCTGTCCTATCTACAGGATGCTCTGATGGACACGATGGTGCTCCGCGACGAGGACACGGTGGGGCAACTCGGCTCGTACCGAGAGGACAAGTCGACCGAGCGGTCTGCGTCCTCCGAGCTTCTGGGCTCTGCCACCAAGGGCAAGCGCCGGGACAGACACCACTGGGACAAGGTGTCCGCTCTTCAAATCACATGCGTGGTCGCGAGGGCAGCGCCCCGCCGCTACCGTGACAACCAGCCCCCCGAGGGCTTAGAAAACGTGGTCCTCTTCCGAGACATGTCCTACAACCAGTTGCAGGAGTACCGGAAGTCTGGTAGCAAGTCGAAGAAGAGCAAGCGGGTGCGAGCGCGGTATCCGCGCAGGAGGCGGTGATGGCAGACGTGAAGCTAGACAGCGAGGCTGCGGGAGCGCGGAGCGAACGTGCCGGAGCAGGTTTCCGCTCGGACCCACGGAAGATGAAGGCCGAGAAGAGCGCGCCAATGGTGTCACGTGCTCGAGGCAGAGGCGACGCCAGCCAAGCTGTGTTTGATCAGGGTGCAGACGGCAAGGTGACGTTCTCGTCCAAGGGTGACGGGTACTTGTACTCCTTCGATCCCTCCACCAAGCAGTTCACCATCCTTGCTTCTCCTGGTGGCAAGGGCGTGGGCGCCAAGATTGGCCCCGAGCACAACCTGGCCGGAGACTTCCAAGAGGCAATGGCGCGGGCGCAGTCGGAGGCGATGCCAGCGTCACCAAGAAGGGAGGAGTTCCCAGGCTTCGCCCCTCCAAATCAAACTGACTTGGCCGAGTCATCTCCAACGGACCTTGAGCGAAAGCTGAACACGGGTTTTCCTGCACCCCGACGCTTCGACCTTGAGCCGAGTGCTGAGTCGCAGACCTTTTACGATGACTATATGGAAGCCGGGCTGACGACGCCTGACCCGTTCGCAGAAGTCACGGAGGTCAACCGCGACCGTGCGTTGTCCGACATGCCTGTCTCGCAGGCGGCGGCCCGGGACAATGTTGCGGCTATGCACAAAAACCGCATGATGCGCTTCAAGCAGATGCGGGAAGATGCCGCGCGTAAGGCGTTCGACCAGGGGTGATACATGTTGGGGACAAACAAGAACGGTAACACGCGGCGGCCATCGGAGCTCGCAGAGGAGGCGGCAGCCACTGCTGTGCGGAAAGACAAGGCCCGCACAGCAGGACTCAAGCAGCTTCAGCGTGAAAGCATTGACAGCCCTGACGCGCGTTCGATGTACCGGCGGGTACAGCAGCGAGACTCGTCTGACTTCTCCGACGTGGCCGACATGAATGTCGAGGCAGAGGCCGACGCGATGGACCCTATCAAGATTGAAGGGGTCGCTCCGACGAAGGCCGAGGTCACGGGCGTCGACCGCGACAAAGTAAGGACTCAGTCTGCCCCTACTTTTGGTACCCAGTACAGTCTGAAAGGGGGCAAGGTGAGGTTCTCCCCGAAGGGCGACCTCTACGTCTACGAGTACGACCCAAAGACGCGGGAGTACACCGTCGTGGACGGGCCTGGAGGCGTAGGCGCTAAGTTTGGGGCGGACCACCCATCCATCGCAAAGTTTGACGAGTCTCGCATGGCTGCCCAGCAAGAGAGCGGCGTGACGCCTCCCGAAGAACTGGCAATCGAGGGGGACGCCGGTGTCGACCCTGACTCACTGACGCCTGCTGAGTTCAGGGAGCGTTACGGATTCTCGCAAGAAGAAGCGGAAGGGGTTCCCTCCGGGAGAGTGTCCGTCTCCCCCGGTGAACTGATTGACTTTGACGATTTTCTTCCTGAAGAAACTCTCTTGCCTAGCCCGAAGGAAGTGACTGAGGACACAACGGACCCCCAGTCACCCGCTTTACGGGCGATTCTGTTTGAGGGACCGCAACCCATTGTGGACAAAGAGGGTGTGTTGTACACCCACAACGTCCGCAACGCTCTTATGACGGGGAAACTCGATATTGATGAGTGGCCTAAGATCAAGCAGAGGCTTCAGGTCGAAGGTGCTATTAAAACACAAATCGGGGCAGATCCAACGACGGATACTGGTTTCCGCGCAAGGATACTAGCAGCACAAGCGGCTTCCCGTGCCATGAGGTTACGGGGTTATCGAGGCTGACACCAAGGGAGTTCAACTATGGCCCTCACGCCAAAGCAGATTCAGGGCGTCATCAAGACGCACCGAACCAAATCGCGCATCGAGCGCAAAGACTGGGACAGGTGGAGGGCCTGGTACGCTGCTGAGTACTGGGGGCAGCAGGAAGACCGCCCCTCGGGCTCTACGGCCATCATGGAAGAAGAGGAAGTCAACTTCCAGACGAACTACCCGTACGCCTACATCGACACGATGATCGCCAACATCTGTCCGCAGAACCCCCAGGTCACTGTTCTAGCGAGGCAGGAGAAGCTCCAGCCTGCGGCCCAGTTCCGCGAGGCTCTGGTCAATGACACGTTCCGGCGGAACAAGCTCCACCACGTCATGTGGAAGACTGCGACCAACGCCTCCATCTGTGGACGTGGGCTCGAGAAGGTCGTGTGGAACTTCGAGAAGGAGATGGTCCAGGTCTTCGACGTGGACCCTCGGCACATCTTCTTCGACATGTCGGCCGCGAAGTTCGAGGACATTCGCTACCTCGTCGAAGTCACGGTCCTGACGAAGACCGAGTTTAACAAGCGAGCCAAGTCTGAAGACGGGCAGTCCTCACAGTACGACCCTGCGGTAGCGAAGAAGGCCCACTACGGGGGCTATCCGACGTGGCTGAAGGACGAAGCGCGGGACAGCTCACTCGTCAACGAGGCCAGCCTCGAAGTCTACAAGTGGGTCACGGTCTACGAGGTCTACGACTTCGAGTCAGATAAGTACTTCCACATCCTCGATGGCGTCGAGGACCCCCTGTTCGAGGGCGAGCTCCCCTACAAGTATGTTCGCAACCCGTTCGTGCTGGTCACGTTCAACGAGAACATGACTGACCTCGGCGGGCTCTCCGACATCAAGCTCATCTCAGCTCTCCAGGAGCGCCTCAACGAAATCGACACCCTCGAGCTGTGGCACGCCCACACCTCGACTCCGATTGCGATGGTCAACACGGCACTGGTCGACAACCCCGAGGACTTGATCACAGCTCTGCGCGAGGCCAACCAGCCGGGCTCCATGATTGCTGTCGAGGGCAAGGCCAACGCACCTCTCCGCGACATCATCGGACAGACGCCTACGCCGAGCTTCAGCCCCGAGTTCCGCGAGATGCGGGAGCGGTGCAACCTCGTCATCGAGTTCATCCTGGGCATCCCGCAGTACAGCCGGGGCGTAGTCGGAGTCGCTGATGTTGCTACGGAAGTCGCGCTGGCAGACACAGCGACTCGTACGAGGAACGGTCGCCGCATTAAGATGGAAGAAGACGCTCAAGCGGAGTTGGCGAACAAGGTCATCGGGCTCTACGAAGAGTTCCTACCAGAAAATACGACTCTCCCGATTCGTCTCACGGACAGCCAGGAAGTCCTAGAGGCAACGCGCGAGTCGCTCGCCATGCGCAGCTCGCGGCGCCCTACCGAGCCGCTGGAGTTCGACTACCTGGCGGTGCCCTACAGCCCGACGGAGAACCACCGGATGGTGCAACTCCAGAAGCTCCAGCAGTACATGCCCCTCCTCGTAGGCAACCCTGCGGTCGACCAGTCGAAGCTCATCACCAAGCTGCTCGACCTCCTCGGGATGCGCGACATTCTGGCACCGCCACAGCCTGCGCAGCCTCCCGGAATGCCAGGAGCTCCAGCGCCCGGAGGCGCTCCCCCTGGGATTCCGCCGGAGCTTGCCGCACTCATGGGCGGGGGCGCCCAAGCGGGGGCTCCTGGCGCCGATACGACCGCCACAGGGGCACTCCCCCCGGGCATTGAGCCTCCGGCAGTCCCGACGCCGATGGGTAGCCTCTGATGGCACGCGACTACCAGCATGAGTACGACACGTACCATTCGAGTGTGTCTGCAATGAAGGACCGAGCGGCACGGAACAAAGTGCGACGTAGAGCCCTGCGCAATGGCACAGTCACCAAGGGTGACACCAAAGACATCGACCACAAGAATGGCAACCCGAGGGACAACTCGTCGGGCAACCTTCAGGTCATGGACCGTAAGAGAAATCGAGGCGACAAGCGCGTCGAGGACATTCAAGGGAGAAACCGATGAAAGACACGAAGAAGACGACGGCAAAGAAGGCTGTACCTGAAGGCAAGGTGCCAAAGAAGAAGCGCCCGTTCAGCTACCGTAAGTCTCCCTCGAAGTCGTCCCCGCTGTCGACGTTCGGTGACCTCCGTGCGACAGGCCGGAAGAAGCTCAAGTCAGCGGGCGACTGATGCCCCTCTACGACTTCCGCTGCAACAACGGCTGTGGCTACTACAACGACATGTTCATTCCTCTGGCGGATGTCGACAAGGCTGTGTGCCCCGACTGCCAGGCGGGCATCACCATCCGCATCGGCGCCGTCATGACGATCGGCCCGATGCCCTCGAAGCCCTTGAAGGTCGGCCAGGTCGGCCGCTCGTTCGAGTCTGCGTCCGAGTACCGTGACTACCAACGCCAGAACCCTGACTGCGCCGTTGTCGACGCAGACTCGACGGAGTGGCGGAAACATGTGGACACGGCTAGGGAAAAAGCCGAGCGCACGGCTAAGCGCCGGGGCTACCGCGACCTTGCCGACCAGCGCGAGAAGCGGGGGCTTGAGCAGAGAAAAGGGCGCGGAGAGGTTGACGCAAAAGTTTTCGTCTAGTACTCAACACATGAGAGGTGCCGCGTGCCCATGATGACTCAGTTGCTCGACAAGCTCAAGAGCGACCCGCCCCAGACCGAAGAGGAGCTGGAGCAGCTTCTCGGCGAGACGGGCTACGACCTTGTGCCGACCGAGCCCACTTCTCCTGAAGGCGAAGACATGGACGCCGCAGGTATGGGCGACATGGCTAAGGAAGAGCCCCCCGAGGGCGAAGAGATGGTCGAAGAGGAGTCCATGGAGGAAGAGGCAGACATGCCCCCTCCCATGAAGATGCCCGGTAAGGCTCTGACTCGCATCGAATTTTCGATGAAGCGTCAGAACGCTGCCAAGCGCGCCCTCGATGAGGACAAGAAGAACAAGAAGAAGGGAGGAATGTATGGCTGAAGAGGTCGAGGCGGGGGTTGCGCCCGCGCCAGCATCAGCGTCCGACGCATCCGAAGCTGTGGGTAGTCCATCTGATGCTTCCGTGGATGACTCCCTTTCTACGGAAAGCGAGGCGCAACCTACCGCCTCTTTCGCTTGGGACGAGTGGGACGGTGAGACGGATAGTCTCCCCGAGGCCGCCCGGACATGGGCTGACCCCTTCAAGACCCACTACAGCAAAGGGCTCGAGACACAGCTCACCGAAGTCGAGGAGCTGAAGAAGCTCTACGACGGGCTTCTCTCGGGCCACTCTGACCCACGCCTTGAGCAGATGGAGACGAAGCTCAAGGACATGGAGGGTCTTCACGGGAAGACCAACTCCGAGTGGGAGACCAAGTACGGTGAGCTCGAGAAGACTCACCAAGAGTACCAAACCCAAGTCGAAGCTGCGATCGACAAGGAAGCCGAAGAGTACGCCGAGTGGTTCCAGTCTGAGAACACGGACCTCTTCGAGAACGAGAACCTAGCTGAACTGTTCGTCGGGCTTCTCGACGAAGGCTGGGAAATGGAGACGGCGGCTGAGGCCACACGTCTTCCTGCGCCGCTCCTCCAGGCGGCACGACAGGCGAAGGCGGACGGCGTCCCAGACGCTTACGCGCTCCGCATTGTGGGCCAGGCGAAGAGCCCGGCAGCCCCAAGGCCCGGGGCAAAGCTGACTGCGGGGGCTACGGTTCCTGCTCGTTCCCGCGAACAGGCGATGTTACCCGACAAGGTGCAGCCAACCTCGTTCAAGGATCTTCGCAATCAAGTCGCGCGTCTTGCGCTGAAGAGGACTAGCTAATGGCTATCTCTCCTGACGTCTTGGCGACAGCTCTCAACGAGCTGATGCCTGCATACTCGGAGATGTTCGTTAAGTGGCACCCGCTGCTGGACAACATTCTCAAGGGTGGAAACATGGACCGCTCGGCCCTCAAGGGTCCGAAGCGGGAGTTCGCCGTCGTCACTGATGGGCCGGGTACGGTCACTCAGGTGCAGACGGGCACCGAGATCATCGCTGGTGGTCGTACGCAGAACGGACACCGGGGCAACGTCGTTGCACCGCGTCTCATCTATGCGTTCGACGTGCCCGGCAAGGACCTGGCAGAGGCCAACGGCGAGATGGACCTCGCTCGCATCCTCCAGCACTACCCGGAGCTCGCCCTGGCGGACTTCCACGAGCGCATCGCCAAGCAGCTCGGTACGGGTAACGGTCCCGGCGTCGGGTCCTTCGCGACCATGAACGGCAACTCGACCTTCAACCCAGACGGCACGGCCCGCGACGGCTTCTTCGAGTTCGCTGCGGTCGGTTCCCAGTCCAACGTCGTCCACGGGCTTGACCCGGCGACGGTGACCGGCTGGAACAACCAGTACGAGGATGTCACGTCCTTCGCCACCAACGGTCGTAGCCTGCTGCGGAAGGCGTACTTCGCCGCCAGCCGCCAGGGCAAGACGCTCGGCCCTGTCGATCTGATGATCGGCGACGAGCAGTCCTACCTCAACTACATCGAGGACCTCGATGACCAGGTTCGCGTGGTCAAGATCGAGGGCGACAAGGCTCCGGGCAACGTCCGTCAGGGCGTGAAGTTCCTCGATGCCGACTTCTACCTCGACGATGCCATCGACATCACCGACCCGAAGTACACGTCGGCCAGCAGCTCGACTGACGCGGGCAAGGACGGCGTCATCTACGGGTTCAAGACCCCGACGTGGCACCTGTTCACCATGGGTCACGATGCCAGCCGCGAGACGAAGGGCGACTTCGCCGTTCGTGGTCCGTTCCGTATCCCGGACCAGGACCTCTACCGCTACGAAATCGTCCTGATGATGGGTCTTCACACGACCCAGCGTCGGGCCAACTTCGCCGTCACTGGCTGCGCCACGCCGTAGGAGGCCATCATGGGATTTACAGCAGCGGGCATTAGCCCCACTACCGTCACTCCGACGAAGCAGGCTCCACTGGGCTTCGTTCTTACCGTCCCTGACGGCGACAACGGGCTGCAGGAGTGGGTCTACGTCTTCAATGACGAGGCCAGCACTGCCTTCGCAATCGGGAACGTGATCATCAAGGACCCGAGTGCGACGACGTTCGACTTCTACGGCGGCATTCAGGCCCCGGACACGGCGCACACGCCTGCTGTCATGGTGCTGGGCGTCGCACAGCACCCGATTGCTGCGGGCTCGTACGGCTTCATCCTGCGTAAGGGTGTGGGCCTCGTTCTGGCAGGCAGCGTGGGCGTGGCAGTTGATTCGGCATTCACGACAGGCGGTAGCGCTGCCGGTACGGTGCTTGTCTACGCAGACGACACTGCTGGCGCCAACATCGCAGTCATCGGGCATACCGCAACCGCAATTAGCGGCGGTGCAACCGGCACCGTCTACGTCAACTGTGGGTAGCGTCTGATGGCTGTCACCTCCGCAAGTGTGTCCGTTAACGCCGAGGCCAACATCGGCTCTACGCTTGAGGTCCAGTTCTCAAGCCGTGGGCCGCAGACCTGGGTGTACATCCTCAATGAGGACTCGAACGCACTTACGGAAGGTGACGTTGCCATGCGCAACACCACCTCGACTGACTACAAGGTGGTGTTGTCGTCCGCTGGAGCCCTGGTGCAGTCGATACGCTGCGTCGGGGTAGCCCAGCACTCCATCCCTGCGGGCTCGTACGGCTACGTGCTGCGCAGAGGCATCGGCACCCTTCAGGTGGGCTCGGGTGCCACCGTCTCCGACAGCGAGGGCCTCACGGCCGGAGGTGTCGAGGCAGGTTCCATCATCAAGTTCGCTGCGGGCAACGTGGCCCCAGGTTGCATCATCGCGTTGGCTGTGCAGAACATCGCGGCAGGTGCTACAGGATTGGCGTTCATCGACTGTCGGGGGTAGCTATGAACTTGACCGAGATCCGAACCGCGATGTTCGCGCAGGCGGATTGGTCACCCGAGCAGTCTGAAGAAGCTGTCGGTCGTATCAACGGCTTCATCAACCGCGCCTACAACCAGTTGTCGCTCGAGGCTCCCTACCTGTTCTTCGAGCACAAGCTACGTCTCGCTGTCGAGCCCGACGTGAAGTCCGCCTCGGACAGCGACACGCTCCAGCCGCTGGGCAGCAATGAGCTCACGCCGCCCGGGAGAGACCCCTGGACGTTTGCTACGACGTACACGAAGACAACTGCTGACGCCGACTCTGACGGGCTCTACACGACCGCTTGGAAGACGGACAGGTCGTGGGATGGTCGCACCATCGAGATTGAAACGGGCACACACAAGGTCCGCAATCAAATCCGCACCGTCTGGTACGACAGCTCTGACGACAAGCACAAGATGACGCTGGTGCATCCGTTCGATATCGAGACGCACGGCAACAAGCCAGCGGGCACCACGGGCTTCAAGTGGCGCATCTACACCGAGGAGTACCCCTTCCCGGACGACATTATCAAGATGCGCTCGATGCGGCTGTTCGACAACACTCAGCAGTACCCGCTCGATGTGATGGGCCAGGACGAAGCGGAGCAGCGGGTGTTCGTGGGACCACGAGCGCAGGTCGCGTCGGGCATCCCCCGAGTGGCGTTCCGTCGCGAGCACTTTCAGCTCGAGGGGCCAGGCGTTGCTCCTACGGCTGTCCCTGCTCCCGAGAAGACAGGGACTCAGCCCGTCGTACCCACCTACCCTTGGAAGGGACCCGAGAAGCCCGGTGAGTTTCAGTACGTCGTCACGTACACCTGGGGCAAGCGCGATGCCGACTTCCGGCTTGCAGGGCTGGCCAAGTGGGACTCGTACGCGAAGAACTGGTACAACACGGGGCAGACCATCGCACAAGCTCCGGGCAACGACCCGGCGAGCAACCGACTACGCGAGCCTCGGTACGAGTCCGCCCCAAGCCCTGCGTCAGCGACTGTCGCGACACAGGGACTGTCGGAGGGAGACACGGACTTCACGGCTATCAAGGTGCGTGTCCCCAACATCGAGTATGCCCTGGGCTTCCTGACCGAGCACCCTGGGACTGGGTCACCCTCTGGCAAGCGCGTCTCGCAACACCAGAGCGGCATCCACGTCCGCATCTACCGCAAGAGACTGTCCGTCATCGAGGACCCCACAGACAACCCCTACGGCTCCATGACATACGCCTCGGAGGGGATCAACAGCGGTAAGGTCGTCATCGACAACAAGGACAAGTTCTACCTGCTGGCAGAACTCCGTGTCGACGAGGTCAACCGGGGTGTGTTCATCGACGATGGGCAGTACCTCCCAGACCGCTCACGCCCGCTACGGGACATTCACGGGTACCAGCAGTACGCGCTCTACCCCCGCCCCGACCAGAGGTACGCGCTGGATGTGCGCTGCGTCAGGCGGCCCGAGGCGCTGGAAGCCGCACAGGATGTGCCCCACATCCACGCGGAGGCTACCAACGTGCTCATCACACGGGCTATGTCGTACCTGTACGAGAGCATGGGCAACCTCCAAGCGTCCCAACTCATGCTGGGGCGGTACTCGGAGTTGCTCGGGACACTAGCAAAGCGGTATGGTGACTTGCGCCCAGCGGCCGTCCCCATTCTTCGGCGGATGACGCGGGCACGTTCCTCACACCGCTCGCAAGACAACTACCGCAAGTGGTACAAGTCGAACACATAAGGGAGACTCTATGACAGCGCAGGACAGCGCCCCGATGGTTTGCGGGGGCATCTACCAGTACATCGACTTCCGCAAGGTCAAGGTCGAGGCTACGCTCGTTGGCAAAGAGACGTTGCCTGACGGCACCCAGCAGGGCACCCTGCTTCGGCACGGGCATGTGCCCGAGTTGGTTGAACACGGCAGCGAGAGGTGGCGTCAGCTCACGCTGACGGGGCGTCCTGCCTCCCCCCGCGTGGGACGGCCGCGTAAGGAGGGCTAGTGGGCAACCCCACAAATGCAGCGACCATCGGGCCTCTCGTTCTACGAGTCCAGGCCGATGGTCTGTTCAACTCCAATGACGTTGCCCAGCGCATCGTCAACATGCGCTACAGCGAAGAACAGACGCTGCATTCCATCGTGGGACCGACTGCCTACGTGCCCGACAAGGCGACAGGAAACCGCCCGTCCTCGAGGACACAGCCTGTTGGCGCACCCACGGGGCTCGCGGGCGACGACCTGAACCCAGCAGAGCCTCACTATGGCTTCCGGCAGCACGGGCTCTTCCACACCGTGATGCCCTCGGGCAAAGAGCTTCTCCTGCTGCACACGGGCAACGAGTTGTGGGAGTGGCGCGGTTGGCATCGGAACTGGCGTCAACTCATCAGCCCCGAGGCTGGATCTCATGGCATTGTAGGTGAGCTCCCCGACAAGCCCCAGGCTGACTTCCGCACGCAGTTCACGTACACAGGCAACGGCATCGTCATCGTCCCGCAGCAGGGGCGGGCATACTTCTATGATGGCGCATACATCGCACCTCTCGGGTTCTCCGAGACGCCCTCGAGCCCGACTGCGCGGGGACCTGACAGCTCGGACACCGAGTTCAGTGCTCTCATAGGTTCCATCAACAACGCAGGCTACGCCCACACGAGCTCGTTCAAAGGCGCCACACTCTTCGACAACGCTACAGGTGCGCTGGTGCTTGCGCATACTCCTATGACGGAAGGCTTCGGGCCTTGCCGCTTGGGGACTACTCACACGCTACCGGCGGTGGACCCCGAGGACCTCGAAAATGCTGCGACAGGTTGGGTGCAAGAGGGTGAGTGGCGTTGCGCTGTCCAGTACATCGACCGCTGGGGGAACTTGTCCGCAGCCTCGGCGCCGAGCAACGCAATCACCATCGACGTGTGCCCCGCCGTAGTTGGCAAAGTACCTGAAACAATCGGCACTGGGCAAAGAATCATCGAGAGCTTCAAGCAGCTCCCGAGTACGGTGCGTGTGCAGGTCAAGTGGGAAGGCATCTCTACAGGCCCCCCTCACTGTGTGGGGCGCATTCTCTACCGGACGAAGGACACACGCAACACGGGGGACAACTCGCTCTACTACTTGTCCCAGAACGCACTGTCGGTGCCCGAGTACGCGACCATTCCTGATAATGTTGTGGTGGACTTTCCCGACAACATCCCAGACACCTGGCTGGACGAGCCCCTTGTGCAGTACCTCACTGTACCCGAGTTCCGGTTGTCCACGATGGCCCTTGGTAGGCACTGGATAGCCAACTTTGTCGGAGGTCCTTCCACGGTGCGTCCCGCTGAAGCGGGGCTACCAGGGACGTTCAAGGGGGGCTTCGACCTAACACCCGACCCTACATCTGAAGTGACGGGCATCGCGGGTGTGAACGAAGGTCTGCTTGTCTGTACGCGCTCATCGTCGTTTCTAGTGACTGCCTCCGACGATGGCCAGGGCTTCAAGTACGTGCCCTTGTCGCAGACGGTGGGATGCGCTTCTCCCGACAGCATGGTGACCTTGCCGGAAGGTCCCACCATTTTTCTCGGTCGGGACGGCTTCTACCTGTACGAGGGCGGCCGACTGCAGTATGCTTCCCCCGAGTTGCGTCGGACGATGAAGCGGCTCACCTACGCGCGCCTCAAGCAGGCCGTCGCCGCGTACGACCCGCGCAGCAGAGAGTACCGTTGTTGGGTCAGCCTAGACGGCTCCGAGCGCAACAACCACTGCCTCATCTACGGACCGAGCCCGGATGGCTCTCGGGGCTGGCGTGAGCGGGACGACATGGTGGTCGACAGCGTCTGTGTCACGGCGGACCATCGCCGGTATATGCTCGTCGGGGGCAACCTCAACGACGACAACAAACGCAGCGGCGTGTATCTGCTCGACCACAATGCGAGCGTGGACATTCCAGCCCTGACAGAAGACCGTGAAGCCCTTATTGAGACGGGCTGGCTCGAGGCAGGTGACTCGGACAAGGCCAAGACCTCCTACGTCGTGTACCTCTGGCTGCGCGAGACTGAGAACACGAAGGTCACTGTCGATGTCCTACGCAACTGGCGCGAGAAGGTCATTGATACCCACACGACTACTCGGTACTCGAAGAAGGATGTGCCGGACTTCTGGGCTTCGACGAAGCTGGGTACAGGGACGTGGCGGGACAAGCGCCCATACTGGACCCGTGTGCCCATCCACGTACCTTCGGCCGAGTCTGTGAAGTTCCGCATCCGGGGCACAGGCAACTGGGAGTTCGTCGGGCTCCAGGTCAAGATGTCCTCGCGTTACTACGGTGGCGCACAGCTCTCGCCGTAGGAGGCGCTATGTCCTGGCGCTACAAGCTCTACAACATCGAGCCCGAGCAAGTTGTCACGATCGACCCGATCAACGACAACTTCCAGCCGTACGTGGAAGAACTCGGTGGTGCCCTCAACGCCCACAACTTCTACGCCGAAGCGTTTAGCCGGACCAATTTTAAAGACAGCGCGGCGCACATCTTTCATCTGTCTCAGCCCACTACCGTGGAGCCGGGACTCGCGGGCTACGACAACCCCGCAAGTGCGGGATGGGTCACTATCCGAGGCTCGGAGTCGTGGCAGAGCTTTCCCGAGGCCGGGCTCACACTGAAGTTCACAGCGCAGGCGGCAAAGGTGTATTTGTGCGCCAGCCTCAATATTCACTGCGGGACGAACAAGACGTACACACTGGATGGAGATGGGGAGCGGGTACCTGACTACCAGCAACTTGGGTACGGCTACCTTGTGGCGCTCAGGTTCAACGGGACTGTCCTGAATGAGACTATCGTAGGGAGCGGTGACGCAGGCGTCGACAGCTATGAGGCCAACGACTTCACGGTTCCATCATCCGATGCTACGTTTGAGCTCCCTCAAGGGGGCGGTGGGACGGCAGCCGCGCGTCTCCCTCTGTCGGTCGATGCTGTTCTCGACATCGTACCCGGCGAACACACGGTCGAAGTCGTTGTAATGAACATCAAAGGTTCGATGAGAACGATTGGTGGACGCAACACATTCATCGGGCAACGCGAGCTGTTCGCCCTTGAGATGGTGCGCTGATGGCTTACGAGTTCCTCAAGGATGGCACCCCCTTCACCGCCGCGTCGTTGAGGACGCGGTTCGACGTGCTCGTCTCTGACGTGAACGCTGTCGCGGCCGACGCCATCCAGTTCCTCGGGCTTAGTCCCGAGGTGCTCCCCTCGTTCGTGGGTTCAGGTGAGACTGTCACCGAGACACTGACTGCGGAGAACACAAGCGCCACGGTCGTTACCCCTTCGACGGCAGGTACAGACGCGGCGGGCAGCCCCCCTCTGATTGACGGCTCGGAGTTCAACGCACGCCTACAGCCGGGCGCAAACTTTCAGGCGTTCAAAACACTGAGTACAACAGGGTTCTCGCTACAGCCCCGTTCCGCAGGCGAGTACTCTCTCGACCGTGCGCTGGGTGAGGACGAACCGACTGCCCTACTTGTGATGGCGAATGTCGAGGTTCGTCAGTTCGAGGACGTTCAGGTCGTAACCCTCGGCCTCTCTACGGGTAGCTTTCAAGTCTGGGGCATCTCACTCAATGAGTACGAATGGGATGCTACCGTCATCCTAGAGCTTGAGGATGCGTCGGGGACCAAGGGCTACTTACGACGGACAGAGCGGCAGGTGTCTCCTCGAGTCACCATCGGAGCTGTAGGCAACAACGAGTCCCCGGACCCCCCTGTAGAGGTAAAAGAAGGTGAGGATGTCGACGGGCACAGTCCGCCTGGTGCCAGGGAGGATTTTCTATTGGGGCGTGTCGCAATGAGCCCCCTGCGGGACTATCCGGGACACACACGCCGCCTTGAACGCGACTTCTACCCTGTCGTGGCCCAGTTTGACCATCGGACTCATCAGGACGTGAGTATCCGAACCGTCATCACAAAGGCAGACCTGACACGAGCGGTAGACAGTAACAACGTCCCAGTCACGCTCTCGGGGATCAAGCACATCCGGTTCGGCTTCGGTTCTCTGAACGAGCGCAACTATACTGTTCAGCGGGCCAACATCTCGGTCATCCCCTTGCTGTCGGAAGTGAAGGTGTACGCATGAGTATCATCTCTGTCACACCAGTCTACGACGGGGCCATCATCCCTACGGAGACCATCAACGACAACTTCAGCAAGTTCGCCGAGATCAACGGCAGCCTAGGAGCTTTGAACGTCGCAGGGATTGACGAGGAGCTGGACCATCGCCACTTGCAGTTGGGAGCTGCGAGCGGGGGCACGATGGTGGGCGGTACCGTGAACCTCGACTACTTCAATGGCATTCGCTACACGTTCGTGCGTACTGTCGCAGAGCCTGACTCAAGCTCCCGCACCATGGAGTTCTACGACCATGGCTACCTGTCCTTCTTCAATCTGAAGAACACGCAGGTGGACAGTACGTTCGGGGGTATCGCAGACGCCGTAGTGGCGGGGGAGGCCCGGACGCTGGCAATCCCTGGGGCTTCAACTTCCTTCTTCGTGCCGTACCGCGCGCATGTGCTTGTGACTTGGCAGGTGTCGTGGACCTCTGACGCAGCCCGCTTTGGTCCTACCCCACGCAAGGGTCAATCAGGCGAGGGGGCTCCCGACCGCAGTGCGTTCACGAAGCCCAACACAGCCATCAGGTTCTTTTTTGATGGCGCGGAGCACAACCAAGCATCGACGACTCGCGAGACTCGAGAAGCGATGTTTGGTTCGCCTATGGTGGACGTGAACTCTGGGCAGATCCCGACTCACGCCCTACGGGACCGGTACAAGTCGCGCTACTGGCAGGGGCACGCCTACATCGGCGAAGTCAGCAAGGGCTTCCACACGGCAAGCCTTCGCGTGTGCGCCATGCAGAACGTCAGGCAAACGCGCGTTCGCGTAAGGAACATCAAGGTACTATACTTCAAGGCGTAGGGGGCCGAGATGGCGACAAAAGCACAGCGGACTAGGGATGCGGCGGACTTGGGCTATGCCAGCCCAGCACAAGCACGCCGCCTTGCGTCGGTAGATTTTGCTTTGCGCCAGCAGAAAGAGGCAGCAGCCCGAGCCGACCCCGAGGTGCAGGCGAAGTTCGCCGCGCAGCTTGCCCGTCAGGACGCCCCTATGAAGGGGTCGACTGTGACCATCAAGGCACCGCCTCCGGGGCAGTCGTCAGGGGCGCTCGCGACTGCGGCGCGTCAGGCTGGTGGTGGTGCTGCGACGAGTGCCCAGCAGACTACTGCTGCCATTCAGAAACGCTACAAAGACGCACGGATGAAGGACTTGGGCCTGGCACAGCAACGACAGGCCCAGGCTGAAGCGGGTGTTCTCGGAGCCCTCGGAGGCGTCGGACAGACTTTTGCTGCCGAGCAAGCCAAGAAGTTCGCCGCCAAGGCGGTCGGTGGTGCGGCAGCGATGGGATCGACGATGGCCCTCGGAGGGGCCGCGCAGGCCGCGAAAATCTCACCTGAGATGCTCCAAGCATCTCAAGGCACGTTGACGTAGTTATGCCTTTTCCTCTACTTGCTCTGATTCCCGCTGCGATGGCGGCGAAGCAAGCCAAAGATAAGTCGGCGCAGCAAGCGGCGGACGAGGTGCCAAGCGCCGCCATGCAGCAGAGGATAGCCGCAGCCGCTCAACAGAAGCTGCGCAACAAGTTGACTACGGAGTCTTCTGATGGCTGAGGCAGGATTCGACGAGAAGCTCCGTGCTTTTGTCCGAGCCCGCAGAAGGGAGCCAGGACGTGTCTTCGGCGAGCTCGCTCGCGGGGCTCTCGCCGGACTTGCGGGGGGGCGGGCCGCTCCGCGAGTTGACGACCGTACGCCCCAGATCGACGCACTGAACAAGCAGTACGAGGTCCTGGGTGCGCTTGAAGGGGCTGCTGGCGGTGACCCCTCCAAGGTGGCCAAAGCCAAGCTCGACTTTCTCGCCAAAATGACCAGTGAGGCGCGGCAGCGTCTCAACAAGAAGGCGAGCGTGTACTCGGACGCCCAGTACCGTAGGGCAAAACTGCATCTCGACACGAACGACAAGTTGATTGTGCGTAGTCGAGAGGCTCTCAATGCGCTGGAGCCCTCGCGGCGTGGGGGCAGTGGTGGTGCCGGAGATGTCAACACCGAGAAGGTCAACACCACTTTCTACCGTGCGCTTAACCAACTCTCGTCGAGCTCGACGGACACTTCCCCGACAGACACAATCCGCGCTACTATTGCGAGCGCGCGTCTCAACCCTGCTGAGCGTGAGGAGTTAGAGCGCCGGTTGGTCGACAGTAAGGAGGTCAGTCTCCCTGCGGCGAAGCGCCTAGAGGCTATTGGTGGCGAGGAGCAGCAGAGTCCCGAGGAGTTTATCTCCGAGTTGATGAGGCCCTTTGAGCAGGACGATGCGGTGGCTGCGCAAGTCATCAACTCGCCGGACCCGGCTGCTGCGCTCAACAGCATCCCTGACGACCAGCTTCGGCAGCGTATTAAAGAGATGCACTTCGTGCTCGGCGAGGACGGCAACCCGAAGGTCGACCTCGCGACCGGGAAGTCGATGCTGCGTGAGGACGCCCGCATGGCGGCCGAGCAGTACACGACTTTGCAGGGCATTACCGAAAGTCTCGGCGACGTGCAAGCCAACATTGACCGGATGGTCACGGGCTCAAGCGGTGGCCAGTTCTCGGGAGAGATGAAGGAGATCCTCGCAAGCTACGGCGTAGGCTCGACCGAGGAGCTCTTCGCAAAGTACGGGCTCGACACAGCCTCAATGCAAGGGCGCGAAGATGCCCTCCGGGGCAAGTACGGGGGTGAGCGCGCAGACGTTGCTTCCGAGATTCGCAAGCTGTCCGTGGCGCCGAAGGCCCCTGTGGCTCGCGCTGCCTTTGAGGTTCTGCAAGACCCCAACTTTTCTTCCGAGATGCAAACGCGCGGGTTCTCCGACAAGTTGTCGGGAGTACGTGCAATGGCCCGCGAGATGGGTGGGCAGATGCGCGCAGAGCGAAAGGAAACGAGAGGCGCCGCTCGTGCTAGGTTAGCTCGGCCTAGAGTGATAGGTGCGCTCCAGAGGAGTCTCGATGCCAGACGCGGTCTCGCTGCCAGACACGGACCCCAAGAAGTCCCCGAGTGAGCCGTCTCCAGTACCGGAGCTGTCGGTAGCCGAGCGTCTGAAGCAGCTACGCGGTACGGCATCCACAGCTTCTGGGGCTGACTTCCGCGCGGCGTTCAAAGAGGCTAACCAGCTCGAGAAGGCGCGCGCTGCCGGGACTCGTGAGAAGCAGCGTGAGCGCCTCATCACGCGCTCTGAGTACGACAAGCGCATGGAGACACTCCGCGCGAAAACGCCTCAAGCGCGTCAGGCCCTCGACGCTGCGAAGCAGGCGCATCGACCTGACCCCGAGACGGCCGCGATCATCAAAGTGAAGGAAGACGGCAACAAGTTGTTCAGCTCGTCGTTCCCTGTCTACTTGCAGAGCGTGGCGAAGCGTCGGGGCATCGACTTCGACGACGCGAACGCGCGGAACGCTCTCGTCACCGAGATAGTCGCGGGCGCCGCCCGCCCCCTCGACCAGGGCTACGACCCGAGCGTCCCCATCTACGACCAGAACAAGCGGGGCTTCGACACCGACGCGATGCAGGTGGCGAACATCTGGTCGATGGCAACGCTGGGGAAGAAGTACACGAGCCCCCAGGAGTTGCGCGAGAGCCTCCCAGAGGACTTCGGAGAGCTCGTCCGAGCGCAGGACAATCTCAAGCGCCTACAGGAGGAGGAAGTCGCCGAGAGGGGCAGTGAGCGCGTCGTGGGGCTGCTCGGGGATGAGTCGTTCGAGGTCGACCGCACGCTGAACACGGACCTCAACGTGCAGATTGCACGGAACCAAGCCCACGGGGCTGAACACACTCTGCTTCTCGCCGACCTAGATGAGACCGCCAAGCAAGCCTTGCGTGATGCAGGGACCATCGCTCCCACGAAGGAGAGCATGGACTCGGCGGGCATCAGCCCTGCGAAGCAGCGCCGCCTCCTGGCACTCCACCGCCTCCGTGACCCTACACGCCCACAGGACATTCGCGTCGGGCTGATGCGGACGAGCGACGGTACGGTAGCCCTCGACCTCGGGCTCGCGTACGACGAAATCTACCGCTCACGCTTCCACGCCATCTCAGAGCAACTCCCCGAGTTGGACTACGCCCGGGTCGTACAGCGGGCACAGAAGGAAGCCAATGCCGTTGTCCAGCGCATGGTCAACTTGAAGGCTCCCGTCTATCATCCTGACCCCGAGGGCGCGTTCCGTGCCTACGCTCGAGGCGAAGGCATCCTCGGCAACATCGTTGACGGTGCCCAGATCCTTGCGAGTGTCACGACGTTGGGTATTGATGAGCTCGCGGGTGACTACACCGACAAGTTGATCAAGTCCGTCGGGGCTACCCTCCTACCGCCTGTACGAGTGGCAGGAACCCTGCAGCAGGCAACAGGAGAGAAGATACGCGCGGGTGAGTTCGGATTCGTCAGTCACTTCCTGTCCGACAACACCGTCACGCGCGGCATCGACCAGCTTCTGCGCGTCAACCTTCTCTCCGAGGGCTTGTCGGCGGCGTACGCAATGGCCCTCGAAGAAGTCGTGGACGACAAGGGCTCCTTCGACGGCGAGATTTACGACATCGCCAAGCGCACGCTGGAACTCTACGGGACCGACGAGCACCTGTTCCGCATTGCGTCACGGGATGACGACCTCGGCACCATGATGTTCACGCTCACGCGAGCGATGGACCCGACCGTGGCCCTCGGGATGCGGGAAGCCCCTGAAGAGCAGGGCGTCCTCGGGAAGGCCGCGATGATTGGCGGCGGCTTGGCGGTCATCGCAGGGCTGATGTTCGAGCCCGATGCGCTGACGATGCTAGGACCTGCGGCCAAGCTCGGACAAGCTGGTGGACGTGCGGTCAAGTTCCTCTCGGGGCTCGACAGTGTAGCCACCATCGGCCGGGGCTTCTCCAACGTCGAGTACGACGGTGTGCGCGGGCTCGACGGCATCAAGAAGCTGCTCGATGACTTCGAGGCTGACCCTTCAGACGCGATGAAAGAGACGGTTCAGCGCAAGTTGGAGGAGTTCGCCTACGCTGACCCAACAGGGCGTCAGGCTGTGGGTGTACGCGCGTCCGAGATGGGCGCCCTCAACAAGGGTGTCGAGGCAGTGGCTCCCGGGCAGGTACCCTCACTCGCTCGCGATGTCATGGCGTCGAGCAAGCGCGCCGAGAAGACCTACGAGGCGGAAGCCGAGCGGGCTGCGGCGTCAATCGAGAAGAGCAGCAAGGTCCTGAAGGACGCCCCTGCCGAGGTCCAGGCCCTCGCAGCAGATGTGATGGCACACAAGGGCGTCCTCGATGCCGAGCAGGTAACCAAGTCTTCCGTGAGTGCGTCCGAGCAACGCTTACTGATGGTGCAGAACCGCATCGACGCACTGAAGAACGCTCCGACGACTGGTCCGCAGGTAGACGCGCAGGTGCTGAAGGCACTTCAAGAGCGTCTCGCCAAGGTGGACCTCAAAGACGATGCAGCTCGCATCAACATCTTGAGCGACACCAGTGTCCAGCAGGTCATGCGAGCTGCGGGCGTTGACCCGGTGGAGATGTTGGCCCGTGCGCAAGCACTTCAGCGGAACGGTAAGGCACGGGGCATTCAACGCCCCAAAGACCTCGAGAAGTTCGCCGACAAGCTCCGTGAGACACTCACTGTGTCGATGGCGCGACCCCTTCAGGACACTCTCAACGACACGCTGAAGGGTCTACAGAAGCAGGTGACAGAGGCAGGGGCCAAGCTCCAGGTCGACCGAGGCAACCTTCAGAAGGCTGTGACTGACCGAGCCGCCCTTGAGGCCCGCATTCAGGGCAATCTCTCCCGATTCAAGCTGTCGAAGAAGAGTCGGAAGAAGCTCAAGAAGGTCAGGAAAGGCAAGGTCACTGCTTCGGTCGAAGAACTCGTGCGGTTGCTTGAGGAGGCTGACGGCACGCTCGTAGCAGCGGCCGAGAGCCGCGCAGGAGAGCTCGCGAAGCAAGCCCGAGCCCTCGGTGCCCGAGCGTCTCGTGAGCAGGAGAGCACGGCCTTCCTCCGCAACACGTTGCGGAACCTAGTCGAACTCGTCGAGGTTTCCCAGAGCATGGGACGCACCGCAGGGCGTGTACGCCAGGAGTTCGGGGGCGTTCTGAAGGGCATTCAAGACGAGGCGGCTGACGTAGAGAGCGCCGTCAGCCCTGCGACCCGGCAGGCGGGGGAGGAAGTACTGCGCGGGGCTGTCCCCCTTCAACGCATTCTCGACGACATGAAGAAGACCCTGTCTCCCGCTGAGTACGACGTGGCTGTCGAGCGGATGCTCAAGAACCAACTGCTGTTGCAGCAGTTGTACCGGACCCCTGGGGCTGTAGGTGACCTCGTCAGGAACCAGACCACACGGCGCGGGGTCAACAGCTTCATTCAGAACCGCATCTACGATGTGGAGCTCACCCTCGCAAAGGCCCAGGGCATCTGGGACGAAGCCCGCGAGTTTCTGTCGGTGCAGATGGGTGTCCTCGACATCCAAACCAACAAGCAACTTCGCCGAGCTGCGACCGAGAGCCGCATCTACACGCGGACCCTGAACGGTGAGGTCAACGAGTACATCACGTACGCCGCAAAGGTTGATGGCGAAGACAACATCGCGCGTGCCCAGCGTCTCTACATCGAGTTCATGGACGGTACCGATGTCATCACGCTCAAGACTGCTGTAGGGCAGGAGATGACGCTGTCGGGGCGCGTCGGCAGTACGAGCCCTCTTGAGCACACGATGGACTACCTGGCAGGGGCCACACGCCTCTACAAGACCCAGGACCAGGCCGACGAAGCCCTGGTGGCACTGGTGCGCAGCTTTGCCACCGACCGTCTCGCGCGGGAGTTCGTGGAGGACTTCGAGGGCAAGGCGCTCCGGCAGTTCAGCGACGACTTCCTCAAGCTCATTGATGCCGAGACAAGCGCCGCTGACATCGCCCGGCAACTCCCCGGGCTCATCACGAAGGCATGGGACGAGGCCGGGGCTTCCGTCTCAAAGAGCCTCGCCAACTACCGGTTGATGACGCAGACCATGACGCTGCTGGCAGGTGAGAGTCGCCTTCTCAAGCGCGTGGCGGGGACTGCCGGGGCGAAGGCCCACCTGTTCTCCGCAGCGCGTGCGAGGGCCATCAACAACTTCCTCGAAGAGGGTCTCGCCGTACGTCAAAGGCTACCGACTACGCCTGTGGTGGGCGACCTCGTCGTCACCAACAAGTCGGTGCAGAGCTTCAACACAGCACTTCGCAGGAGCGTCACCCGTGAAGCTCCCCGTGATGTGCCCGTTGCAGACTTGGTCAAGGTGGGGGAGCCCGAGCGGGTGGCCGTCCGGGGCTTCTACGAGGACCCTCGCGCGGGCAAGATGACGCGCAGCGACCTCAAGCCCAACGAGCGCGAGCACTTCGTAGGTACGCCGCGTGACCTCGCAGCGGAGAAGATGGCGTCCGGCGCGGAAGCAGTCACGGCGTACCGAGTCACCGAGGTGTTTGACCTCAAGGGCGTGCCCCACGTTCGTTTGGCCGACCTCGAAGGCAACTACGTGGGTACGCGGCCGCTCGGTGAAATGACACTGCGCGACCCGCTCCTGGGCTTCAACGATGCGGTCGACGGCATCCTCGCCCTCGGGCTCTCGTTCACGTCGGGTAGGTCGAAGGCAGCCGTCGCCGCAGCCGGTACTCAGGTGAAGAGGCAGCACAGCAAGCTGGTGGCACGGTCTGTCGACGCGGAGGGCAACATCCTCTACGTCCCGCGCGACATGTCCCGCGACTTGTACGACGCTCTCGACGGGCTTCAGAAGGACCTCGTCGATGCCCCCGTGCGCGGGGCGATCCCGTTTACCTTCCGAGATGCTGCCATCAAGGCCCTGTCTCTCCACAAGAAGGCCATCCTCTTCGGGCTCATCATCCCTCGAGCTGCGTTCGGTACCAACGCTATCTTCGGTGACGCGACTCAGATGATCATCGACTTGAACGACATCCCGCTCACGGCTTCTCTGCGGGTCAGCACGTTCGGCGCGTTCGGGTACATCCCGGGTCTTCGGAAGCCCCTGCAACGCACCTTCGATGTCCTCAAGAAGTCGAAGCAGTTGCCGAGTGCGATGGCTTCCATGAGCGACCCTGCCATCCGGGCCGTCCTAGAGGGGTCGGACCAGCTCATCGAGATTCGCCGAGGCGGCAAGGTCATTCGCGAGCCTGCGTCCTCCATCCTTCGGAAGGCACTGGACAACGGCGCGGGCGACAACATCCTGACCTCGGACGCGATGTTGTCCCTGCGAAGGCTACGACGTGACCCCGTGCTCGGGGGGAAGATACGCGACTACAATCGCCTGCTTGAGATTCAGATGCGCGAGGCCACTAAGGCCCAGCGCGTAGGGCTGTTCCTCAACCTGTACGCCGAGCAGGGCATGACGGCCGAGAAGGCGGGTCTGCGTATGCGGCAAGCCCTGTTCAACTGGGACGATGCCATCGGCGCCAGTGAGAACGCCTTCCTCGCACGCCACTTCCTGTTCTACACGTTCATCAAGAACGCCTTTGCCCAGTCGCACCGGGCCTTGTTCGAGGGCTACACGGACAACCTCGACGACTACATGCGCAAGTTCCTTGGTGCCCGGACGAAGCTCCAGCGCCTAGAGGGTGTGTCCTATCTGACAGGTGGGTTCTTCACGGGCATCACGCAGAAGGACGAGCTCACACCCGAGGAAGCTGAACGGCTGTCCAACGCGAAGGAGACGCCCGAGTACATCATCGAGCAGACGCTCATGTCGCTACAGGGCCTTGGGAGAGACCAAGCACGTGTTGCGAAGGCCCTCACGGGGAAAAATGTCGACTCGGTAGCGGGCATCCTACCCAAGGTCACGCACATCGAGTTCCTGAACAACTACCTCGACATCGCCAACACCATCCTGGGCTTCACGGCTGTGGGGGCACTGAATGCCCTTGAGGCACCTACGGGGTTGGAGCTGACGGACTACGAGGCAGACATCGGTGCTGCCAGCCAAGCCCTCCTTCGGTACGCGACGGACATGGCCAACCCGTTCTCGGGGGAAGCCCTGAAGGGGCTCGCGTCCCTTGCGGGTGTCAGAGACCCCCAGGCTGCCTACGGCGGGACGAGTGGGCAGAATGTGCGCTTGTTCGAGGCCGCGATGCTCACGCACTTCGGGCTTGGTGACGGGCTCGAGGAGCAGAAAGACGACACGCTGCGCATCAACCCCGACAGTACAACCGGGGCTCTGGCCAAGTTCGTGGGCCAGGCGCCCATCACAGGCATCATGCGGCAGTTCATGCTGCCCGAGTACACGCGGTTCCGGTTGCTCGATGAGATCAACGGCGGCTACGTCACCAAAGCCTCACTTCCTCTGCTGCGCTTCCTGTCGAGGACTATGCCCGGCGTACACCCTTACGACGCTGTCGACGAAGCTCGCATCGAGGCGGGGCCTCTAGCGGTCGAGTACACCGAGGCCCAGAAGGGTTGGTTGGCGGCGCGTGTTCAGGCTTTCTCCGAGCTTTTCGGCATTCACAAGTACGCCTTCTTCTCGGGGCGCGCGACCCAAGAGTACCGCATCAAAGACGCCGAGCAGTTCATGTCGACGACCGTCAGCCAGTCCCGCAAGCGGGCCAAAGAAAGGAAGCCGGTCCCGTCAAAGCTACCGAAGGACGAGTAGTACTTGACCGAAACATTTACTTCTGCTACTCAACGACCAGAGCCAAGCCCGGTTCGAGGTCTATAGGAGACACACATGGGCAATCTCAAGCAGCGTCTGATCAAGCCGGGCACCGACTTCAACTACGCTGAAGGCGTGAAGGTCAAGGCATCGGCCGCCATCTACGCGGACCAGATCGTCTACGTCACGGGTTCCGAGGGACCGTACCTCAAGGCAGCTCCGGCAGACGCTGACGACGCTACCAAGACGGTCGGCCGCCTGATGATCGCCAAGCACGCCATCCCATTGGACGGCTTCGGGGTGGTGTTGCCCTGGAAGTTGGTCACGTCACTCGACACCAGCACGCCAAACGTGGGCGACCCGGTCTTCCTGGCCGACACCATCTCTGCGGCAGTGGGAGGTAACCTCACGTTCACGGCTCCCACCGACGCGAAAAGCATCATCGTCGGGCGCGTGACTACCAAAGCAACGGTGGCCAACGGCGGCGCCATTATGGTGCACGCCGATGCTCCCGAGGAACGTGTCCAAGGTGGAGCCATTACCGGTGTTGCAGGTGCGACCGCCCTCACGGGTGGGCGTCCGATGGAGCAGTTGGTAATCGAAACAGCCGCAAGTGATACTGCACAAGATTTCTCACTCCCGTACCCTATCATTGTCACGGGTATGGCCGTCGTCGCCAAGGGAGGTAGTGCAACTGCAAACATTGACCTGTTTAAGGGCGCAACGACAGACTCGATTGCCATCCAGGTAGCTACGGGAAACACGATCAACATCAAGACAGCTACGACGGGCATCAATCCCGCCAACTGCATCGTCCCCGCAGGGACCGTTCTTCGCGTCAAGAAGAGTGATGTAGGAACCGCAGGCGATCTCGTCATCATTGACTATATTCGCGGCTAGGCCACGCCACCTGGAGGTGACCGATGGCTACTGGCCAGTACAGGAAACAGAACCTTCTCCCGTCTGACCTAGACGTTACGACGGTGAAGGCGGCAGCTGCGCCTACCACGGCGTATACAGGCTACGTCAC